CTGCTGCACGTTCTGCGGAGCTGCGGCCATTCCGCCGCCTACCTGACGCTGCAAAGACTCAACTTCATTGCGCTTTTGCTCAATAAACGATGTCAGAACAGCTTTACGCTCACTCGGTGACAGGTTTACATCACCAAGCGTCGCCTTAAGCGATTCCCCTTCTTTCTGTGTAAACTGCGCTCCGAACGTCTGGCGGAGCAACGGCAAGATGTTATTATCAATTAATGACTGATACTCAGCACGAGCAACAGCGGCGTCAGTGACAGGCTGACCAGTCTGGCGCAGAACCTCGTTATAAGCGCGTCCGGCCAATGTATATGTTGCCTTATCAGCCAAATCTTCAAGCTGAACCGTCAAGTCTTCGAGCTTAGGCATGTTAGCTTCGAGGTTAGCAAGGTTTCCTTGAGCAACGCCTTGCTCTTTTCCGAAGTTTGACCCTTGAGCCTCTCCTGCTTCACGAGCCTGACCAATGCTTGCGACTGCAGACCCATAACCAGACATTGGGGAAGCGCCATTTTCACCGTATGGATTAACACCACGGTCAACTGTCTTTTGAACTTGCATTAGCAAGTTAGCCCGTTCAATGTTGCCAGAATCAAGTGCGGCCTGTATTTCGTTTGCAATCTGGATTGCAGCGGGGGTTGACCCTCCGCCAGTGCTAGGAAGCATCGCCGCCCGCATTGCATTAGCCGCAGCAGGATTGACAACCGCCATACGGGCAATCGCCAGCCGCATTTGCTCTGGACTGGCCGGAGCGTCCTGCGTTGTAGCTGGTGAAGCCCCAGACATTCCTTGCATCTGGTTATTGATTTCCTGCACATCAGGACGCAACACACCGCCTCCCTGCTGCGCTTGAGGCTGGGGCTGCTGCATCTGCTGCAAGATTTCATCCTGCATCTGCTGTGAGCGGCGGGCTTGACCAAGCTCAAACTGGCCTGATTCAATAGCAAGCTGACGCTGTGGCGCGAGTGCTTCAATCGCCTGCCGCTGAATAGCGTTCTGCTCTGCCGCGTTCTGCTTGCGAAACTCGAACTCTTGCAAGCCCTGCTGATATTTATTCTGTTCCATCTGCTGGGCAGTAGCGTCAATCATCCGCTTACGCTGAAACTCCTCGTTAGCCTTTCGATAATCATCAAAAGACTGGATTTTCTCGAATACGCCAGTATCAATTCTGCGCGGCATTAGAACCTCCCCTGACCAAACATATCATACCGCGCAATCGGTCTTTGTCCAACCGCCGACATGATAGCCTGTGCAAAACCCATTGGCATTTGACCAAGCTGCGGCATCTGTTGCTGCATTTGCATTTGCTGCATCTGCGGCGGCATCATCCCTTGCCCGGTCATCTTTTGCAGCAGATTACCCATAGATCGGATTCCCGTTTGCATCCCAGCCTTTGATGTTCGAGCCAAACAGATTGCCAAGCGTCCCGGCAAGAGCATTGTTCTTACCCATAACGCCACCGGCTCCGATTTCGCCCATGTTGCTGTAAATGTCGCCCACACCAGAAGCAACATTGGCCCCGGCCTGATTTTGCGAGAGCCAACGCTGATAAGCGTCGTTATATTCCTGATTTGCGAAGTTCTGGCCGTATTCCTGCGCCGCCTTCAAAGCCGCGCCAGACTGCCCCATGCCACGCGCCGCAAGGCTCTGTTCAAGCTGTTTCTGGCCTTCCTGCAAGCGGAACTGATAGCCGGGGTCTTGTGACAGGTCGCCGGGATTGAACCCTTCGCTAAACCGCTGTTCATACGGGCTTAGACGCGCAAGAGCCTGTTCTTGACTGCGGCGCAGTTCTTCCTCTGCATCATCCTGTGCGCCGTATTGCATAACGCCGCTTGCAAGAGTGCCGAGAGTGCCGCGACCAGCGCCAGTCATCGCCCCCATAATACCGCCGCTTGAACCCTTTGCCATTGTGCTTCCTCCAATTCGTCCGATGCTGCTAATCGTATTAGCCGCCGTGTTCCCAAGCGAACTTCCACCCTTAGTCAAAGCGCCGAGGATGCCAGACCCGCCAGCCATTCCGCCGACCTTGGCCTTTGCCGCTGTGCCGAGGATATTCCCGCCCGCGCTGGTATAGCCGCCAAGCCCGCCAAGGGCAGCTCCAAGAGCGGCAGACTTTAGGCCACCGCCGCCGACAACACCGCCAGCAGCGCCGCCCAGCGCCCCGCCGATACCACCCAAAGCAGCGCCGGACAGGCTAGAACCTAGCGCCGTTCCGACACGCGGAGCAATCATTGTACCCAAGATAGGCAGCGCAATCGGTGCAATCTTTTTCAGGATTTTACTCATTATCCACCCCTCATCATTACAGAGCCAAGCTCACGAAAACCAAACTTTTTCCAGAGATTGACAAACATCGCGTTGTTAGCGCCGCTGATTCCAGACAGGCACGATGTTTGAACCGATTTTATGCCGTAAGCGTCTGCATGGAGCGCAATCTGCTCTACAAGCTGGCGAGATACGCCCTTGCCGCGATACTCCGGTTTTACATAAAAGATTTCAACCGCAAGCTCTGGCTCTACAAAAAACGAGCGATAACCAACCGCAGCCGTGAAACCGACGATCTTTCCATCATCAACGGCAATCAGGCACAGGCCATCAATCCAAGATTTGACTTGCTCAAGCGTCTGGTTGTGGTCAAAAGTTAGGCCAGTAAATGCACTTTCCTCGAAAAAACCGGGGTAGATAAGACCCTTTATTTCCTCGGCACTTTCTATAGTTGCGCGGAGGATTTCAGCCATTACTGCACCTCCGCCAAGCCAATGATTGTTACTGGCGTCGTAATCGCCGACCATGCCGGAACATAAATCTTATTATCGGTCGCATTGACCATGCCTGAATTAGTCCCGGAGTTATTTGCTACCGCGAAGACTATCCCATGATTAGCGAATGTCGCGGGGAAGTTCGTTACCGCAGTCGTTCCAGCCGTAGCAGTTGTGCTAGTCGCAGGGGTAACGGTTATGCGAAAAAACACTAGCTGGCGCGAGATAAGTTTATAATTCCCGGTTATTGTCGGGGTTCCAACTGAGGTTAGGCTGGAAAAAACAGGCGTCCAGTCAGTTCCGTAGTCGCCCTGAAACACGCTATTAAAGAACATAATCCAAGGGACAGACGGGAAGCCTTCTTGGTCTGTCACTGGCTCTTGGATCGGCGGCGGCGCAAGATTGCTCATGTCAGATACGCCCCCGTTATGGAGACGAACACCGGGTCACTGATGCGAATCTTGAATGTCATCTGGCCTGCAACCCCAAGACGGCGGAACACAACTTTAGTCTGGTATTTGCCAACTGCGCCTAATGAGGCGTTGTGCCAATCCGACCAAGTGCGAGCGCCGTCTTTACTTAGCTGCAAGGAAACCGTTGGGTCTGACCCTTGACCGGACTGCAAACCGACCCCGGTATCAAACCCGATTTCGAGCCGATTATAGCGCAGATTTTTGTTTTCGTCACTAAGATGTGTGAACACTCTTTCTCTAGCGATTGGGTCGCCGTTGTCTGAATAAACATCTTCGGACATCTCATAGATATTCCCGCTCTTGCGGTCGCAAACAAGATGCACCCCGGTCGCTGAAAGCATGCAGTCATTGGCTAGATGAGGCTCAAAATCACCAAACTCGCCAAGATATGCCCGCTCGTGCCAGAAGCCCGTGGTAATGTCATAACAAAGCGACGTATCCATCCCGTCGCCAGTCAGGACATAGAATAAATGGCCGTCAAGTTGATAGCTGAAAGCCCGCATATTCGACTGGTCTGTAGATGTGTGGATCATATGCTCAATCGGCTCGGTTGATATGCGCTGCGGCCTAAATCCGTTTGTTCGGTAAACAATGCTGTTCCCGTTCTTGTCCTGGCCGACCCAAATAAGCGAATTGTCGAGGTCAATCAGCGTATGCGCTGCCATGATGCCAACGTCACCGACCGCGCCGCTGACCCTCTGGAATGGGAACGACGAAGCGCCGACATTTGACCATATCTCGAAAGTCTTGCTTCCAATCAGGAAAAGCTGGCCGTTGATGTTGCGGAGCGAAATTAGGTTGTCCGGGCTGCTTTCAGCCGTGGCGAAGTCGAGAGCATCCCACGTTAAACCGTCTGATGGATTGGATATAAAGAAGCGGCCAGAATCTACCTCGTTAGTCACAAAATACCCATCAATCGATGTCACCACCCCGCAGACAGACGGAAGCCCGCTTGTGACTTTGGCAAACGTGTTCGCCGCGTAAGTAAAGATATAGATGTTGATGCCGTCACAAAGCGCAAGCTGCGTTGCATTTTCAGCGATCGACACGTTGCCGCTGCTGGTGCCAATCGTGCCGCGCTCGGTCGTGGTGCCGTCGCTGTTGACTTCATACAGCTTTGACCCGCTTACTACAAAGTCCCTGCCCTTGGCTGATGCAAAGCACTTGCGACCGTTGCCTTGCGAGCATGTAGCGAAAAGAGACAGACCCGGTGTAGATTGGAGGCTGGCAACTTCCTTGCCCATTTCGTCGCTAATTGGAAACAGGTTTACAGTTCGCTGCGCGTCAAACGGGCGAGACTGCATCTGATAGGAAGGGCCGACAAGTCCTATTTTTATGATGGGCCTCCACTAACTTTTTTCACGTGTAACCCCTATAAATATCCGTTTCTTCACCGTTGCCGGGGAAGTCCATCGGCCTGTTTTTTGCCGTGCTAATCTCAAGGACTTCCTTTGCTTTGTTCGCAATCGCCTCAATCTCTGGTGGGCACTGCACCCCGTATTCAGGAGCAAGCAAAACTGCCATCTGATGTGTGATATACAAGTTCCAGCCGGGCGGCATGTCAAAATCAGTATCAAGCGTTAATGTTGCTATTGGCTTCATCATCCGCAGATAAACAGTCGAATTTATGCTTGGCACCGGATAGAACGTGATGCTTCCTAGCGGGTTGTTTCCGTTATAGGTAAAGCAGAAAGGCGTTCCTAATGTGGTTTTTACGCCGATAGCGTCATAGTCTACTTCGCTGATATGTTCTAGTCCGTAGTCTGTAGTGCTTTCACGGACGTAACCAGACTTGATGAATATGGGGCGCGAAGTATTGAAGGTGCCGCCAACGCCAACCGTATAAGACGCCACACCACTGGTTAGCGTGAAGTTTTCAACAAGGTTGATATGGTTCATCAGCTCTTCGTTAGAAAGAGCGGCAAGAACATCTTTCAGCGTATCAAGTGCGTCGTTTGCTTCATCAGCGGTTGGGGTTTCATTCTTTGAAAGAATGCCCGCCTTCTGCATAGATCGCCGGATGATTGTTCTTGCCGTAGTCATGTTATCTTAGTCCCGTCACTGTTCTTTAATGCGGTTCAGCTTCATGTATGACCCAACGAACACGCTCGCCGTATCAGCATGGGAAGTATTCTGCGCCATCTGAAGCGTGAGCGTTCCAGCCGCAGTTACCGTCAGTGTTCCGCGTAATGTAACGATTAGAGCAACGGCCGCAGTCGAAAACACGGTTGTTCCGCTAGTCGTTGTCGTGCCGCGAGAACTTCCGCTACCGCTTGAAGAGAACGAAGTTCCTTCGTACTCAATCTGACTAATCATCGAAGCCGTGTTCTGAACGAGACCGAACTTAATCCCGCAGTTGGCCGTTGAGACTGTTCCCAGCTGAATGTTGAACTCATAAACACCCGGCTCAAGCGTTCCGGTTGTCATGCCGGGTATGTTCGCAAGTGTGGTGCTTGTGGTGGCGTCGATCTGCGTTGAACAGACAGCATAGTCGGTGAAGTTTTCGTTGATTGTTCGTGCCGTGTCGCTAGTTAGCGCACCTTCGTATAAAACTCGGTTCTTAGCCATTTTGTCAGTCTCCTTGATGAGTAGGCAAATGGGGGGATTTTACTCCCCCCACCCATTTAGTTACGCAGTAACGCGGCAAGCCCACTCAGGACGAACCGGGACTACCAAGCCAAGGAAGTCAAGGCGGGTAATCATCTTGCGTGTCAGGATGTCGAAGTCCCGAACAATCGCAATGTTCATACCTTCCTCGCTCGCCTGTTCGGCAAACTCAGCGTTCACCGGAAGCACCAGCGGAACAGACGCCACACGGAAAGCCTTCTTATGGAACATAAGGGACTGCGTGTAAGTCGTGCTGGCAGAGCCGACGAAGGTGATAGCAGCTTCATCAGCCGGAAGCGCCGAGACGTTCTGGAGTGAACCAGAGGTCGGGCCGTAGATCGTTGGGCTGATAGACAGGGTAGCCTGAGTGGATGCATCACCAGCCGCATTAGCCGTAACAACAAACTGCTGAAGGAACGGGTAAGCAACCTTGGTCTGCGGGTGAACAGCGTAAACGCCAGCAATGGTGAATACAGTGCCCTTCTTTACGGTTCCGGTCGTATCGGTAAGACCGTCAACGCCAAGAGTGGTAGCACCAGTAGCCGGGGCGAGAACAGACGCCTCAACCGCAACGCCGCTAACATCAGCGCCATTCGTGTGCTGATACAGAAGCTCGTTTTCCAGCCAAGAGAATCCGAGCGCGTCACCGATGTAGCCCTGACCATATTCCTTCTTGCTAAACGTGAACAGGCTCTTGTTCGCGTTAATAGCAGAACGCATGGCGGTGCTGTCCATCAGGAAAGCGCGGTCATCACCCTTCTGGGGTGCGAGGTACTTGCCAAGACGCTCACGGCCAGCCATCACTGTGTCAGGGTCAACAATGGTTGAACCAGCGGTGCCTACGAGGTTGTAGGTCGCCTGAGTGGCCTTGGTAATCATCTGGTTTTCGATGCTGGCGGCCATATCCATAACCGCGCCACGAAGGAAGCGGTCATAAATCTTGCCAAGGTCAACATCGTGAGCAAGCTGCTGGCTGTCAAGGTCGAAGCCAACGGTTCCAATCACGTCAAGCGTGGCGTTAACCGAGGTTTCTTTGACATCCTGAAGCGCGGAGGTCAGGTCAAAGCTGGACGTGCCAACCGTGAACTTGGCCGGGATGCGAACCGACACGGTATCACCCGGAGAGTGACCACCAGCATCAGGCTTGAACGCATCGCTTTCAAGCTTCTGTGCAGTCTTGAAGAAGTGGATATTATCAGCCAAGTCAGCAGCCGCCATCTTGGCAAGCTTCTTGGTATTGGCTTTGATAGTTTGGATAGTGTCAGGCATAATTTAGTCTCCTACTTGAGTTTGTATTTCTTCAAGAGGTCTGCGCCACTCATGGTCGCCTCGCTCTTGATGTCGCCCACGCCCTTTGCACCACGCAGCGGGTCGGGAGCTTTGGTAACTTTGCTAGTCTGCATATGCTTGAGATAGGCAAGCCCGCGCTGTTCAGCTTGAATGAGGTGAACCGCAGCCAAAGCCGGAGTCATGCTCGCAACTTCTGCCACTCGCCCCTCTTTCTGAAGCGCATAAAGTGCCATCTCAGGTGCATCGAGGTCATAGAACATCCGCTCAATTTCAGCGGGGACAGACTGCACATATTCGCCAGCCTGAGAGAGTGTCGCCTGTAGGTCAGGGATGATTGCCCCGACTTCACCAATCCGGCTAACAACTTCATCTTCGCGCTGGGCTAGTATCTGCTGCTTCTGTTGTTCAAAAGCATCGGCCTGTTTCTTCTGCTCGGCATCCTGCATACGTTTGTCGATCTGATATTCGACATCGCCTTTCAGGTAATCAGCATAGTTATCGTATTCCTTGGCATCCGGAGCCTTAGGTGCGCTTGATGCGTACTTAGTCTCCATTTCCTTAAAACGACTTTCTAGGTCACGGAGTTTTGATGTCAGCTTTTCATTGCGCTTTTTCTGATATTTAAGCGCGTTTACAGCTTTCTTCGGAAAAGGCTCTTCCTTCGGTTCATCTTCTGAACCTTCGGGCTTTTCCTTGTTTTCTTCTAGGCTTTCAGTGGCTTCAGCAACAGGCGCTTTCGTCTCTGTTTCCGTCGCAACTTCTTCCTGAATTTTCTCAACTCCGATCATACTACGCTCCTGTCATACCCGTTCAGCGGGCTTGGTTCCGGCTGCCCAACCATGGACGCCGTATGACTTTGAGCCGCCATCTTCATGGTCAGCTCGATCTCTTTAAGCTCAAGCTCTTTGCGCTTTGTCGCAATGTCAGCGATCAATTCCGCTTCTTGAAGCTCTAGCTTTTTGTGTTCGATTGCGTTATCAGCGGCCATTTCTTGCTGCTTGAGCGCGTCGCCCTGCTGCAACTGTTGAACGGCGGCTTTAAGCTGTTGGTTTTCTGCCATCAGCGCGGCGGTCTGCGGGTCTTGACCTTCAACGTCGCGTAACTCAGGGCGCAAAATCTTTTCAAGCCGCTCGGCAATGGCCTTGGCTCCGGGGAAGTCCTGATTTTCCATAAAGATGTCGCCAAACACCGTCAAAAGGTCGGGCTGCTTTTCGATCAGCCCCTGCATGACGGTTGAAAACTCTTGCCGCATAGTCGGAAGGTCGTTGCCGGTACTAACCCGAACGCTGTATTCGCCGCGTTTGATGTCGAAGGTCTGCTCTTGGCCTTCAACAATCATCCCATTAATTCCGACGTCCTTTGTCTCGCCGTCTTCGCCGATAATGCGGACAACCTTTGGCGTATCATCAAGAACAGGTATCATGCTCACGACAACGCGGCCAACCTGAGTAATCGCCTTGATAAGATTGTCGCCGAAGTGAAACGTCGCCCGGTCGCCCTCAATCTTGCGGGCATTGATTGCAACGCCGCTCGTTTCGTTGCTCTGCTGGCCCAGATAGGCATTATAAAGCCCCATCGTTGACCGGATGTCCTGCTGCGCCGATGCAGACGCATTGACGATGCCAGCGGGGATTTGCGGGGGCTGATTAAGCGACGGCGGCGGAAGGAATTGACCATTCGCCGCGACCTTCGGGACATACCGCAAAACTGCGGCCTTCTCGGGGTTTTTCCAATCTTCTGCAAAATCCTCTGTAGTCCCAACCGCAGCAATCGCAATCGCTTTGGGCGAGCGCATAAGCAACTCTGCCTCGGTTGACTTCCAGAAATTGAACATGCGCTGCGCGTCGCGGCTACGGCGGATTAGGCTGTTCAGCTTGCGCTCGCTTCCTTCCCACGCTTCCTCGCCATAAACCGGGATAATCGGGATGAACTTTCCGGGGAATGTCGTTTCCTCAAGAACTTCGGTTCCTGATAGCCAATAACGGAGAACCTCGCGCTTCTTGGCAACGCGGGTGCGGATATACTGACCGGCCTCGTTTACTTCCTCGGCGCTGCCATCCGGCAACATTCCGATTAGCACATCCGTTTCTTTGATCTCAAAATACTCGGCGACTTTGACGGTCTCAATCTTGTCATCGCTGTTATCGTCATCCTCGAAGCATGAGACTTCCTTGCCCGGGAACCTCGACTTGAAAGCCTCGCTGGTCATCTCATCTAGCGCCATTGCATAC